ATCGGATATTGGACGGCATCGCGTGAAACGGCGTCAAGATAATCGCCAAAAAAGAAATCATTAATTTGACGGTGTTGCGTCGCAATGATTTCGAATTCTCGTTTTAGTTGATTCAGCGTTCTTTCCATGTTGTTTTAAAAATTTTTTTAGTTGTTCAATTTGTTTTTTAGACGCTTTGAATTTCATATAATAAAATTAATTGGTGTATAGCCTGAACGATCTTTTCGCATGTCTTCGGAACAATGTCCGGGACTTGAATTCGTTTCAATATATTCCGGGTATTTCGTGCCATTATCAGCCATTAAATGAACGATTAATCTTTCCTTATAGAAATACGCGTCTTTTCTTAATTGATCGCGCAAAGCGCTTGTTTCGGCGTCTGAATTCGGTTGTATGTTTTCATCTTGAACACGACCAACCGATTTGTTTGTCAATTTTTCATTTAATAGTAACGCGCAGCGATAGTCAACGAATGCAACCAAACAAGGAACGACGAAATCATTCATCAAATCAAGGTAGTCTTGAGTCCAAGTATTATTTTGAACGCGCAATAATAACGCCTTGAACAAAGGTGTCGACAATGCCGGTTGCAATTGGATGTCTTGACTTCGTTTAATAGCCACCGCGAGAATTTTTGTGTCGGTGTTCGAATGGATCAAGCCAAGCTTTTTTAAATTTTCAACGGAAAGTAAGTAATTCATAATTTTTCTTCAATTATTGGTTCAATTATTGGTTCAAAAACAATATTATTTTTTTGTCCTGGTAATGGTATTGAATGTTCGTTTGTCAAAAGTATTTCAATCGGAATATCTTCGGGAAACGCTTCACATCCAGCGCGATATGGATTCGTATTTTTGCATCGATTGCATATCAAATCAATTGTTTCGGTCATTTTTTTTATTTTTTAAAGTTTTTATCTATTAATTCACCAACTATTTTAGCATATTTTGACGGATTAGAATTCAATCGATACTCCGTCCAACATTCAGCGTGAAATTCGTCAATATTTTTGTTTGCATATTCGCCAAGATACACTTTATTTAGTTCATTTATTTTTTTATCTTTTAATAAATCATTAATTTCTTTAAAATATTCGGTTCTAATCTCTTTTAATTTACTAAAATAATTTTGAACATTCGGTGTTTTTGAATAATTCCAAGCCATAACATGTCCCATTTCATGAACGGCGGTTGCAAGTTCAAGATTTTTTTCATCAACAGAAGATTTTGGCGCGTTTATAAGACGACCATTTTTTTCAACAACTCGAAGTTTTGGATCACGAGCAATAAATGAATTCGTTCTATTGCCAAGATTTATTTCAATTATTTCAATTCCGCCACCTTTTGCCATTGATCTACGTCCAGGCTGAACAAATCCGTAATTTCCTCCGGTTGAATTTAATGTCAATTTAATTTCATCAGAAATTTCTTGATCCAAATTATATTCATTTTTTATTTTGACAACTGATTCCATATATTTTTGAATCCTTGCCGGTGTCATGTCCCTTGCAATTGAAAGTTTTGAAACTTTAACTCCAAGCGCTTCTTCAATTACTTTTTTAGCAAATTCGCGACCTTCTTTGATTGTATTTATTTTTATTTCACCAACTTCAATCAATGGTTCTTCAATCAATGGTTGTTCCGGTGCGACAATTCCAACCGCCGGTTTTTTGATTGCAATTTGTTGAACCCATTCATGACGGCAATAAGGCGTTGTTTTGCCGGTGTCCGGATTCGTATACCAACCTCCTTTATATTTCCAGACGTCGCGATCAACTCGCGTTGAAATTGTGTCGATGTCCTGGCGTGAATAAGTTCGATTTAACTGAATTAATTTTTCACAAAACGCGCGCGATTGCGTGATCGGTTCTGGTACGTCCGGTCTCGTTCTATACGAATAGCGAATTTCAAATTCTGGGGAATCGCCGTCCCCGTTTACTTTCCCGAACCGCCAGGCGTTAAAGTTATTTCGCCAATTTTTTCAAATAATTGATCATGTCTTTTCATGATTTCTTGGTGCGGTGTGTTCCATTCAATTGGAATGTTTCCAAGAACAATGTAATCGTCTTGACTTTCGCCGAATTCCGAAAAGATTTTGATTTCATCATTTGTGAATTCATGCTTGCAAGCTGCAACCGGTTCAATGGTTGTTTCTTTTGCAACCGATTTTAACGGTAAAACGTCAACAAGCTTAACAGTTCCAACATAGCCACCAAGTTCCGCCATGTAGTTCAACATCCATTCAATCCTTTTTTGTCTTGTTGAAACGTATGTCGTTTTAAATATTTCGAATAAGTCGCCGGATTCGGCCGCGTTGAAAGATCCTTGTTGCATAACTCCAAATAATGTCGGTGCGGTAACGGAATGCGCGACAAGGATGTTTTGTTGAACTGATTGCATTGTGACTTCATAACGCTTGTCAAGGTCATTTCCGTTCAATTGTTGAACCGTTGGTGCTAAATCAGCGCCATCGGAAAAAGTTATAATTATTTCGCCGGCATCTTCGACGGATTGCGTTCGTCCCTTGATTGATTCGGTTATTCGATTCAATTCTTCGGTTGATTCCGGGAATCCAGACGGCATGTTGATCAACGTCCCGGACTTGAATCCGTTTTGCAGTTCGTACATGTGAAATTTAGCGATGTCAACATCCGTTTGAATGGCCGTTAAACCGCCGTTGTAAGTTGGTTTCGGGTAAATTCCCTTTTCTTTTCTTGAACGCTTTGACGGTTCTTTGTAGTAAATAATGAATGAACCAACTCGATTGTTTTCATCAAGCGCCGGAAACATTCGAAGATTAGTTTTTTCAGCCGATTGATTCAATGCTGCCCAATCGTCCGACAAATAATAGATCCTTTCGTCTTCGGTCATGCGAATCGCGTCAACGTCTAAGAATTCCCATTTAGCAACCCGCGTTCCTTCGCGATTCCAAGTACCTTTGACCGCAAAAGCGCCAAATAATTCGAAGTCGAATGCTAATTGTTCCGCGATTTCGTTCATATCGAAAGGCGAATATTGGTTCTCGATGAAAGCTTGCATGTCACCGGTCACAACTTCAAGGCCACCGCCGGCAATGTAAAAGGTTTTCGTCTTAACAATTCCTTGATGCCAAGCCGATCCGTTGAAAAGGTCAATTAAAAAATACGGATAATCGTTTTTCTTTCCCCATTTCACGAATCCAAGTGATCGGTCTTTTTCTTCGTCCGGTTTTACGAATTCTTTCCGAAAGGAAAGCGAAGTCATTTTAATTTTGTCGTTATTCATATATGTTGAAATAAATCGGTGAATCGTATTCATGCGACGGCGAATCTATTTCAATGACTTCGGCGCGTCCGGTTTCAACCAGTGACACGGCCAAGTCCGGATCAAGATTTCCCGGCGATTGTTGTTCGTAAATGTTATAAATATAGTAACCGTTATAATCGAAAGTCACATCAACGCCGTCAATTAACAAGAATTCATCAAAACGCGGTGTCGCGGTTGAAATGTTATTCAATACGCATCGATATTCCTTGAAGCTTTGTTCGTGGACGAACTCAAATAGATAGCTTGGATTCGGAATCGTTGTCAATTCCGTCACCGTCACTATCAATGGCGTTGTTCCGTTTCTTTGTATTATCAACATACTTAATTAATTTTGGTGCGGTTGTTTCGTAAATGTAAAAAATGCCGACTTTCATATAAAAATCGCCTTTTGTTTCGTCAATTATTAACCATTTTGACAATAATTTTGACCAACATTTTGTCCCGATATATTCCTTTTTTATTTTCATAACGTTAAAATTACACAAAAAAAGGGAAAGAAATAATTTTTCCTTTCCCTTCGTTTAAATTTAATTAGTAAAGTATTAGATTGACGGCGATTGTTGTGCCAATAAGGCCGTGTAAACGTTCGGATCAACGTCTGGAACTTCTTCGTTCTCCATTCCATTAAGAACAAGAACGTGTCCTTTTCGGTCACCTTTTAAAACGCCTGAAGTGTATTCGTTTGCGTCTGCAATTTGAAGACCTTCGCCGAATCCAAG